GCACTGGAAGCCGCTGATACCCCCGATATGGTGTGCGGTGTTGCCGTGCGCTCTCATTCTAACTTTGGTATGACGCCAACGCGCACCTATGGCGCAACCAGCGCTTATGCCGTTGATGCAAACAGCGTGCATGGCGCTTGTGAAGATGGTCCGATTTACGTTGCGCTGAAGTCTGGCCAGAACCCAAAAAACGGCGACCTTGCAACCCCGATGGGACGTAACGCCACATCTAACGTCATGGAATGGGGCGTACTGGCGGCAGACGGTGGCCAGACCCGCGCAAAATTCATCACCGGCGCACTGACTGGCGGCGTGGCCATTATCCAGCTTACGGATGGCGCATTGCTGGGAAAGCCTGAAGCGTCAGTTATTCCGGTGACTGGCGCAACCGTGGCACCAACCACGGCGAATATCGCCGCAGGGGCAACGCAGCAGCTAACGGCGACCATCGCGCCAGCTAACGCAACAGACCAATCCGGGGCGTGGTCAAGTAGCGACGAGACTATAGCCACTGTTGATGCGTCAGGGCTGGTGACGGGCGTTGCGGCAGGTACGGCAACAATCACATTTACGACAACGGACGGCGGTAAGACTGCCACTTGTGCCGTTACTGTTACGGGAAGTTAAGCATGAACAAGACAGAAATTGTGCAGACGATGCAAGGCTATTGCGCTGGCACTCTGCGCGCCAATGGTCAGGAAGTTAACGTTGACGAGCAGGGGCTTATCTTTGCCGATGACGTTATTGCGGTATCCAAAAAGATTTATGAAAAGAAAATGCCAGCGCCGCAAGCGCTGTCTCTTTTCCCGCAAGAGCCAGACGTGACGGATGCGGATGAATGGTTTGAATACCGCATGTATGACGCGCAGGGCATGGCAAAAATCATGGCCGCATACGGTACTGACATGCCGATGATGACCGTGAAGGGTGAAGCCTTCATTGCCAAAATGTATACCGTGGGGCTGGGCTATGGCTGGACGTATAAAGAAATGCTTCAGTCAGCCAAAAAAGGCATTCCGCTTAAGCAGATTGAAGGCACGTCATGCCGCAAAATCCATGAGCGCACCATCAGTAACATCCTGTGGAAAGGCAACGCGGAATATAAAATCGTGGGTTTTTCCAATCATCCCAACATCCCTGAAGTGGCTGTTGCCGGTGGCTGGGCGTCCGCTGACGGTGATGCCATCGTTGATGACGTTGCGGCCATGATTTCTGCCGTTAACGGCACGTCTATCTTTGACGTCAATAAATTCCAGCTACCGTCGAAAGCCTGGACGATTGTGCAGAGTAAGCGCCTGTCTGGTACTAGCGACACCGTGCTTTCTTTCCTGAAAAAATCATTCCCTGAAGTGACCTTCAGCAAAAACCCCGATTTAGACGCTGACGGAATTTGCATGGCCATTGACATGAATGAAGAGAACTTCAGCCAGGCAACGCCGGTGCTATTCCGCCAGCTTGCGCCGCAGCCTAACGGCATTGATATTTCCGTGCCGTGCATTTCCATGACGTGCGGCGTCATCGTTCGCCAGCCGCTGGCCGCATCCAAATCAACGAAAGTGGTGTAATAAATGACCGATAAAAAGACCGAAGTGAAAACCGTCTGGCTGGCCAACAAGACGCAGCGCCCAATCCACATCATGCAGCGCGGCAAAGACGCAGACGGCAACGCGCTTGATAACATCCGTTTGTCTACTATGGGCGCGGTGGAAGTGTCTGAAGAGACATTGAACCTGTCTGGCGTAGTGCAACTGCTGAAGAAAAAAGCGCTTGTTAAGGTAACTGAGGCACAGGCCAAAAAACTTAACAAAGCCCATGAAACCGTAGTCAGCCAGCCAGACACCCCGGAAGATGACGACAACGACCACGACGACAACGAAGAGGATTAAACCGTGACGACCGTTAAAGAATGGCTTGCCATCCTTTTACCGGGTTACACAGTGGAAGAGGGCGCTATTAGCGCCCTTTCTTCATTGTGCGCCAGTGTCTATGACCTACAGGCGGCGGTAGATGATGGCTACGAAGAAAACTATTTACTGGCGCTGTATATCGCCGCTAATCAGGTTTACGCGATTGAGGGCTATAGCGGCAGCATCCGCCCGGTAGTCAGCAAACGTGAGGGCAAAGTGTCGCAGTCATACGGCACCGGCAAAGGCGGCAGCGTTAAATCAGGGTGGGAAGGCACCACGTTTGGTGAGCAGTTCTTAGGCATCATCAGCGCCAGCCGGGGCGGGGTAATCCTGTTGGGTAGCGCATCATGAAAGGCGGCGCAAAGTTCAACACCATGGGCTTTGATAGGGTCATCCGCAAAAACATCACGGCGCTTGCCGGTATCAAGTTGAAAGTGGGTATTCAGAAAGGCGCAATGGCCACCGGTGGCGGTCTTATCGCGCCGTATGCGGCCAATAACAACTTTGGCACCAAAACCAAAAGCGGAGCGCAAAAAATCCCATCACGCCCGTTTATGACCTTTTCAGCGGACAGGATTGCAGACTGGATGGAAACCGCCGCGTTTTATGAGGTGGTCAACGATGTCATCACTGGCAAGATTACTGCCGATATGGCCGCAGCCAGAATAGGCATGCGCGCCGTTGACATCACCCGTCGCACGATTCGAGATTCAGCACTCTATAAGCCCAATGCGGCCATGACCATCAAACGCAAAGGGCATGCGCGCCCACTTCAGGAATCAATGTCGATGTTTCGTAACGTGAAATTTGTGAGGGTGATGTGATGCGGCGTCAGGTACAGATTATGCAGCCCACTAAGGGTGAAATCGTTGCCGGTGTGTATCGTCAGGGGTACGAAAAGCCGGTTACGGCCATGTTAAGCATGCAACCGGCAAACGGTGGCGGCACGTTCAGGGAATATCTGACGGGTAGAAAAGTATCCGATTACATGGAGGCGATAGGGGAAGTGGATCTCAAATCCACCGAAGAAGGTGAACACAACGGCGCGTATGTGCTGTGTGGCGGCAAAAAATATGAAGTGGTTGACCGGGCGGAATGGCAAAACGGGGTCATCAACCATTATGAATATCTGCTTTACCGCACCACAACCGAAAAAAGCGAGGTGACCGGATGAATGCATCACCCGTTAACCTGCTAACCGCATCAGGGGTAATTATTTACCCGTCCTACCGTGAAGAAGTGGCGGAGTTTGACGAGCGCGGCAACGTCAATGAGATTGAATTCACGGCGTATGACGGCACCGTCAAAAACAGTGACGATGATTACGCCCCACAAACGGTTATTGCCGTTTCGTTCGAATATGACGGCGCACCCGTCAGCGTGCCGATGAATGTGTTAATGGTGGTGGGAACGGTCATCAAATTCCATCCCGGCACCCTGACGCCAGAAAGCGCCACGCCGGAGGTTTTGCGAGGTGCGCCATACTATGCCGCCGTCCGCGCCCGTCAAATGCTGGTGGAGCTTATGGGAACGCAGGACGCAGTCTACGCACTGCAAAGTATGCCAGAGCCCAAGACAAGCTTTGCCGTGGCGTGGGTCACTTCCCATTCAACAAGCCCATCAGAAATAGACAACGGCTTTGACGAGCATGGGCGCTGGTATGACTTTAATGCCTGGGCGGAAGTCACCATCATCCGCAGCAGCGCAACAGCGGCGCAGTATCTTCACGACCTGCTTACCATTCTGGAAACCCGGCGCGGGTATTACTGGCAGTATGACCGGGGCTTTGATTTATGCAGGTCGCAAGAAGTGTCTAACAGTTCCCCCCTTATAAATAATCTCGGTTACCAGCAACAAGCAGAGGTCGCTTTGTCATTTTCGTTTGTATATCGCCATTACGAGCAGGAAGGCTGGATCGCACGGGCGGTGGTAGATGATGACTTTGCGCACGTTGATTTAATTCGAGAAGGGGAATAAACATGGCTGACTTGCGCCGCCTGTTTAACATGAAAATTACCCGGCAGACCAAAGCCGCCGCGTATGGCGTCTTTGGGGTTGGGTTGGAGCTTACGCCCGCGCCGGGTTTTTATGGTGTGACCAAAGAAAACTTTGAAAGCATCACCGCCGCTGACGTGTCCAAAATCGTGAAGGTTTACAGCCTTTACGATGACGTTATTGATGATGGCGTGACCGGTGCCGCACTCAAAGCCGCAAACGCCTACTTTAACCAAAAGCCAACGCCTGACACGCTGGTAATCGCTGATATTTCAGGGGCGTTTTCCAGCGTGGCCATTTTGCTGAATGGTGATGATACCGGCATTCAGGATGTCAAAGCCGCCGTTGCGTTTGTCAGTGGTGATGATGTCCTAAACGCCACGTTTGACGGCACGGCATGGGTTGGCACCGGCGCAGATAAAATCACCGCTGATGAAAACAATGCGGAGTTATACCAGGTTGACGGGCGCATTGTGTTTCTTACCGGTGCGGATGTGTCTGTTGGGTATTCTGATGTTAAAGCGGATTCATTCGCTAACGTCATCACCGCTGTTAAAAAGCAAAATAACAACTGGTTTATGTCGTTCACGACATCCCGCAACCCTGCTTTGTTAACCCAAGTTGCAGACTGGACGGAAGCACAGACAGACAAAATGGCTGCACTGGTTGATGACGGCGGAGCGATTTACAGCACCAATCCGCCGTGGCCAGCGGGCGGCATCACGCAATATCTATTCGATAAGCAGTACGCGGGTAGTTTTGCGACCACCACGCGCATTGAATCGAACTATGTTGACGCCGCACAGGCTGGCCGATGCCTGACAATGCAGCCGGGTAGTGAAACATGGGCGCTGAAAACGCTGTCAGGCGTTGTGACTGATAATTTTGACGAAACGGATTATCAGACCATCACCGCCATTAACGGCAACACGTATGAAGATTACGGGTCTGGCGTCATGGTGACTTATCCGGGCACGGTCGGTGACGGTGAATCCATTGAGGCGGTGCGCTTCTGTTACTGGCTGGCGGATTACATGCAAAAGAACATGGCAACATTCGCAATTAATCAGAAAAAAATTGCCTATGCGCCGTCAGGTATTGAGCTTGTCTGTAAAAACATGGAAAAAAGCCTCAAAACCGGCCAGGACAACGGCGGCATCCTCGAAAACTTCACCAACGGGGATGAATATGTGCGCGGCTTTACCGTCACCCGTCCAACTATGAGCCAAATCACCGCCGCACAGCAAATTAAGGGTAATTTGCAGGTGCCTTTCCAGTTTTATCTTGCGCATGCCATCAAGAATGTTGAAGGCATCGGCACTGCCTTAACGTGGGGGATGTAATCAATGGGCGCTTATCAGGGTAACCAAAACCCCAAAGACTGGATTTTAGCCGTAAGCCTCGCACCTGTGCTGGGCTTTGCTAAAGACAGCAATATTGAGCTCGAACTGAGGGAAGACGCAGTTGATGCAGATACAGGCATTCAGGGTGATTGGGTGTTTGTTGAAAAAAATGACGGGTCATCAACCGTCAAATTCACGCTTTACCGCAACTCAGCCTCTAATGCCATGCTTCACACGCTTCTTAAAACGCGGTCTGTGTTCAGTACGACGCTGACCAACGTGCGAAATGGCACGGTGCACAGTCTGCCTTACAGCATGATTCAGAAGCAGC